GCTAGTCCTTCCCGCGACCGGGCGGACAGTGGACTTTCACCACACAATCACACGTGCGCTGCCGGGCGCACCAAAAAAAAGGGCCGTCAGCCCGTAAAGGACCGCGGCCCAATGGGCTACACACCGGATGCACCGGATTCTTTTTCTTCCGCAGGTTCTTCCGTCGCCGCAGTAGCGCCCGAAGCCATTGCCGAAATAACGGCCGCGTCATAAGCGATGCGGGCGTTGATTGCGGCTTCCAGGCTATCCAGGCGCGACTTAATGCTTTTGACATCAGCGGCGATGGCCCACAGAGCGGCGATCACCCTATCGGTGTAGTCGTCCTTCCCGCCGGCCATGTCGCACCTGCCTTAATTCGCGTCGCGCGCGGCGGTGTAAACCGCGGCAAAGTCAACGGTGGTATCGCCGATGTTCGTCTTGAAAGTCGTCAGATCGCCGTTGGCTTTTTCAGCCGCTGTCTTTGCCGTGGCGGCATCCCGCACGCCCTTGTCGGCCTGAGCCTTGGCGGCCGCGGCATCGTCGACGCCCTTTTGCGCCTTAGTGTCCGTGGCCGCGAGCTGCGCAGCGGAGACCGCATCGATATTTTCGCGGGCCTGCTGCTTCTGAGTGTCGCTGAGCGTCTGTGCGGCGTCAAACTTGACATGGCCGGCCGCGATCTGCTGCAGAGCGGTAATGGCGTTCTTGTTGGTGTTGATCGCGTCGGCGACTTCCTTGATGGTGTCGAGCGCCTCCGGTGCGCCGGAAACAAGAGCGGAAATAGCCGCGTTGATCGCGCTATTGATCTTCGTGGACGACCAGGTGGTTCCCGCCTGCGTCTTTGCGTCGTCGATCTTAACGGCGGCGTCAATGCCGGTCTTCAGTTCGTTGAGAGCGCCAACGAGCGAAGCCCTCTGCGTGGTGGTCAGAGTGCCGAGGTCGCCAATTTTGGCGAGCAGGCCCTTGACGTCAACGCCAGCCGCCGTGAAAGCGGCAGAAAGGTTCTTAATCATCGTGGTCTGTGCTTCGGGCATATCAATCTCCTTGCTTTGCACGTTCATAGATTTCTAAAAAAGAAGGGGCCGCCTCACCGGCAAGTCCCAGGTTCTTTTGCGCCTGCAGCATCTCCTCTGCGGATAATGTCTGCGGCGTATAGAGGACCACGTCTTCCGGCGTATCCCCTTTGTCCCCCTTGCCGCCTTGCGGCCCGGGGATCATCACTGTGGTTACCCTGCAGGTATCGCCGCAGCAATCGTTGTCTCTGTAGGTCATCGAGTCACCTCCGGAATGACGTCGAAGTAGCCCCGCAAAAGCCGGAGAACCCGGCCAGTACTGGAGATAAGCTCGATGTCGTACCGCGATCTTCCCGGCGGATAGCGACTAGTCACATCGCTCGGGAAGATCGCAGTCAGCCTCGCGCCTTCAAAAACGAGCCGGCCATTGTCAGTAGTCAGCTCGTCCAGAGGCGCCGTCTTGTACGTGGACCGACGAATCTGCATCCGCGCCGTGTAGCCCGAGAAGTCCATGGCATTCCCGTAGCCGTCAACGCAGTTGAAGATCCGCTCGGTGTCAGTACCCTGATCGATCTCGATGTCGTAATCAGGCGTCACTTTCACCTCTCTTTTCCCGCATGCTTGGCGGGAGTTGATTCCGTTCGAGCTCGCTCTCGTAGCTCTCCCGGCAGTGGTTGTCGTCGAAGAAGAGGAGCGTGTCGATGAGTTGGTACGGCCAATCACGCTTTCCTTCCAGATGCTGCCTCCACGCATGCGCCGATAGGCTTTCGTCGGCCCACCCGCCAAGGAGCGCATTGACGAGCTGATCGAAGGCGATGAGCACCTGCTTCAGATAGCGCCACATTACTTCGTAGAGAAGTCAGCCGGATGGAAGGCGATGACGATCTTTTCCAGCTCCTCTTTCGTCTTCGCCTTTTCAATCGCGTCGCGCAACTTCCACTTTTCCTGATAGGCTGCCAGTCCAGCCTGAATAATTTCGAGCTGCAGAGTCTTGAGCTGGTCAATACTGACTTGATGCCCAACGTTGTTAGCGTCCATGAAGATCAGACCGCCCCCGCTCTCCGTGTCCGCGAAGGTAGCTCTAGATTCCGCCGCCGTGACTAGGCCGTTCACGTCCTGCATGGCACGGGAGTCCGAGTCCGCTTCGAAGCCCAGAGAAGACTTTAGTGTCGCGCCGTCCTCATACCAAGACGTAAAGGCAGAGTCGAGGGCCCGCTTCTTCTCGGTGCGCACTTCCTCAACAGTCTTTTCCGGAATCTTTTCGATCGAGCGGGCATTCGTTTCCGGGTCTTGGACAAGGCGATAGGTCGCCGAGTTCTTCGTGAGCTCATCGAAAACAGTGCGGAGTTTGTGAATTCTTTCCGTCTGTTTGTGATGATCGAGCACGATGCCGACGCATTCCTCGGCCGTTTGCGGAATAGCTTCCGCCTCCCAGCCATTTTTGTCGGCAGACAGCTTGTAAAAGTGCTTCCCATCGTCTTCGGGGGCGGCGATGTCATAGCAGTCCGCGCCGAGCATCAGCGAGCCCTTCGCGTCGGCCATGCAGGCCACCATGCCATCGAAGTAACCGTCCTCATCGACGTGGGGGATTTCTTTGATCTCATTGGGCTTCATGTCGAAAAACCTCTCTACAAGAAAAATTGCGGCCTTGCGACCGCGTGAAAAGCGATACACCGTGACCGATGGCCACGGCCTCACCCTTCGGGTTCACCCCTCGGGGGTCAAAAGTTGGTGTCTCCGCATTTCCTACGGAGGCAGTGTTACTGATCTGAGCCTCGGACGATGGCCCGAGGTCTCTCTGATGCAGGCCCGGCAACTGGTCCGCAGAAAGCGGAAGGAGTTGGGGCAGGAGCCGCCCCGTGGATACGTCCTTTCAGACGCCTTCCGCCTGTGGTGCAATCTCAAGCGCGGCAGAATCACCTCCTACATGGATGAAAAGCGCCGCCTTGAGCGTTATGTCATCTCCCCCCTCGGTCGCCGTCAGCTCGACGAGATCACCGCTCCCCTCATCATCGCGACCGTCCGGCACATCGAAGCCGCAGGCCATCAAGCCACACTCAAACGCGTGCTGATGCGAACGCGCGAGATCATGGATTTGGCCGTCTGCGCCGGTTACATCCTTCACAACCCCGTTGCCAGAGTCAGCAGAATCTTCGCTGCCCCCATCGTCAGACCCATGCCGTCGATCTCATGGCAATCTCTTCCGGACGCGCTGGCAGTAGTCAAGTGCGCTTCAATGCGCACGCAAACCCTCTTTCTTTGGTCCCTCGCTTCCATGCTCCGGCCCGGAGAAACCGCCAAGCTCCGGAAGGAGTGGATCGACGGCGACACCCTCTCCATCCCGGCCTCTGAGATGAAAAAGGGACGCCTGCACCGCGTCCCCTTGACCCCTTTCATGCGCCTTCTCCTCGCCAAGGAAGCAACCCTCTCCCCGCACCCCAGAAGCTCCTACGTCTTCGCCGGGCGCGACCCTAGCTCCCACATCTCTTCCCAAGCCCTCGCCAAATACCTGCACGGAACCACGCTCGCCGGGAAACTGGTTGCCCACGGCCTGCGCTCTATGGCCCGCTGTTGGATGGCGGACATGGGCACGCCCTTCGAAGTCGCCGAAGCCTGCCTCTCTCACGTCTCAGGTTCTCAGGTCTCCCGCGCCTATCAAAGGAGCGATTACCTCGACGCGAGACGTGCGGTCATGCAGGCGTGGAGCGACTACCTTGAGCACTGTGCTCAAGGGGCCGGAATGCTTCCGCTCTATCCTAAGTAACGAGCGGCGGCAGACGGTTTTCTCTAGGATCAAGTTTTGGGGCTTGGCGCATCGCCGAACTATGACAGTCAAGCCTCAAAACTCGATGGATGAATGCCCGAACATAACGGGCGATTTCCGATGCGCAAAAGAATGGACCGGGGTACCCTCAGCTACTGGGGCTTTTACGCGAGTAAGGGAGGAAGGACGCGCTCCGGGCGGTGGAGCCGATAACGGGTGCCTTATCGATTTTTATGCTTCTCGCGTTCACAGCATCTACGGAAGCTCCAGTTCTGTGCAACCTCCCGCAATGGCGGCTTTGATACTCATTAAATCTTGATGAGTGCCAGCGCCGCCACCGCTGGAGGTTGGACCGACGACGAGCTGCCATAGATTGACGACACGAAGGACGCGTCGAAGTACACGCCTTTATGATTCTGGTTATCCAGACCATCAAATGATCCCGCTGTGTAGTGCGCTACTTGGCGGAATGGGCCTGAAAAAGACTGGCCTCGGGCTTCTTCTTCATACCCCGGTCTGCCGCTTATGTTCGGAACGCAAGAGGGGCCGCTCTCCGAAGAAAACGACCCCTGCGCTTTACAGCTTCTTGCGGACGAGCCACAGGGCGACAATCAGAGCCAGCACAAGGCCATCAATGTTGATGTCCCCGGTCCAGATGATTGAGACCTGTGGTAAAGTCTCCCATGAAGCAAGGATGAGTTTGGACACTCTCAGTCTCCTTGCAAAACCGACAAGCCCAGTGTTGATAGCGCTGGGCTTTGTCATACCTGCATTAAGCAGGGCCGTTCGCGGCTTTCGTCGCGAATTCTGCTAAGCCCTTGCGCCGCGCCCGGCGATTTGCTTGGAGATGGAGTGCCCCCCTTGTGGTTCTCAAATTATTGCATGGATGACCGTCCGAACATCACAGGTAGTTTCACCTCTCACGGCAATACTGGCTCAATGGTAACCACCGGACCATTTACGAACGGAGGACCCCGGATCCATTCGAATAGCGGTGGCGCAGAGGATGGGAGAACCGTTTACATGGACGCTAACAGGTGTTCATCTTTATACGGAACGACCGGAACAGTTCAACCACCTAGCATGGCCGCATTACCGCTCATTAAAACTTGATCAGGACCAAAGCCGACATCGCCGGGGGTTTAACCGTTGAAGATTGGCCATAAAAAGACGAGGATTTCGAAGCACTAAAGTCAAATCCCCGACCTTCATTAGCGTTATTTCCGCTGTGGCTACGCGTCACTGAGGTGTTGTTAGTAAAAGAGCCACTGCTATTCTCGAACCGCCCATCCCCGTTGTTGCTGAAGTAGCCCGTTATGTTCGGTAACCCAGCTGAGTGGTAAGTGCCGACAGAACCAGTGTACGTTGTGCCTTCGAGGAAGCGACCGCCCATATTCGGCAGGCCAAAGGTTGTCACCCCGTCGCCGGTACCGTAGATCGTACCGATAGCTGCGAAAAGGGCCGCGTAGTCGGTTCGGCTCACATTCGCGCCGTTGCAGATGAGCCAGCCGCTCGGGACCGTGCGCCCGGCGTAGTGGATGATGGTGCCGGGCGGGACCGCCGGCGGATTGAAGGCCTGGACCATCAGCTTCGTAAGGAAAGGCGTCATCAGAACGTTCTTTGCGGTGCCTTCAGTGACTTGCCCCTCGGTCGCGATAATCGCGGGAAGAAGATGCGAGAAAGCGACGCTCTGCGTCGCGAGGCGTGTGCCGTCGACCGCGCCTTGTGCGATCTTGTCCTTGGTTACGCCGCCCGCCGCGAGTTTTGCCGTCGACACCGATAGATCCGCGAGGTTCCCCCCGGCGACGGTTTTCGCGGTCAGCTTTGCTCCGGTGATCGAGGCGTTGGCAATCTTTCCGCCCGGGATAGTGTTATCGGCGAGCCACTTCATGGTTCGAAGCGCCTCGAGGAACTGAGTTGCGGATGGCGGCTCGGCCAGCGTCTGCCCCGCGGCTTCAATAACGGTGTTTCTCATTTGATCCTGCAGGTAGTACCACGCGGCGCCCGGCTTTGTCGCCGGGGTCCCGGTTTTCGGGTCGCCCGACGTCGGGTACCCTTTAGAAGTGAGCGTAGATGTGTCCGGCGGCGAATCAACCGCGCCGGATTTCCAATAACCTTTAGTAGCCATCAGGCGTCCTCCTCATACATAAAAATGACATACACATGAGCCGGAGCAAGCGCCCGGATCACGCATTCCAGCAAAGCATTTCCCCAGCGAGCAAGAGGCTCATCAGCGCCCCAGGTCACATCGAGGTATTCGGCATTCCCGTTAGACCGGATCGTGATGCCAAGCGTCATGACCGTCGTCCACTGTTTTTCGTAGAGCGGATGCTCCACGTCGTCATTCACGTCATGCTCCGTGAAGGTCGTTACCTTTGCCTGGTAGCCGAGCGTCCCGGCAAGCGACTCGAAAAAAGCCGCAGTCAATCCGAGATTCGACGTGATCTTCGCGAGAAGCTCCTGCCGCATCTGCTCCTGAGACGGATCTGCGATCGCCTCAAGGCAGGCGGACGGAATGCCGTAGTCGTCAAACCACCGGGCGAGCTCCTCTATAGAGGTGCGCGGATCGGATTCCTCGATTACCTGATTGATGCGGGCGTCGACGCGCGCGGCCTCTCTTCCCAGGGCATACAACACAGCGTCGAGTGCGCCCCCCGGAGTCCTTTTCCAGATCGGCCCTCTCGGAAGAAGCTCGTCGATCTGGTGCGAATAATCTCTTTCTGTCAGCGCCATATCACTCCCACGTGATCGTCCCCGGAACGAAGATTTCGCCTACGCTCGCCGCCACGTCGTCCGTCGGCGACTGAATGCGGTAACTGGTAACTTCGCCCACCCCGGAAATTGCTCTGTCAAGCGAAGTCAGCAGGATCGAGCCGCCCGGGATCGCTTCTGCAAGAACGACCGATTCAATGGCGGATTCGATCTTCGCCTTGATCGCCTCAGTCTCCGGGAGAATGTCGAGCGTGAGATTCAGCGGCTTCGGGATCGGTGCGACGACGTGAAGCGTCGCCGTAACCGGCATGGACGCTTTGATCTCGTCCGTTACGCGCTTGATCATGGTCTCGTTCGGGATGCCATTCGGCGTCATGCCGTCAGTCATGAAGCGCACCGTGACATGCCCCATACCGAGCTCCTGCGGGTAGCACCAGGCGCGCGTCACGCCGGGAACCTGCCTCGCCCAGGCGACGTAATCTGCTTTCGTGCCAGCTTTCGGCGGGTTCTTTTGTCGCGCAAGAAGTCGTTCCCGCAGGCTCTCGTCCCCCTCTGCGTCCGCACCTCCGGTGAGCTCGCCAGCAACGGCCGAGCTCATCACACCGACGACGGGGCTCACGAGCGTCAGCTGCATGCCGGCCTCTGAATTGCCCGAAGCGCCCGCATCGGCCGCCTCAAGCGGAGCCGCGCCGTCTTTGCTTTCGTCCGTGGTGACGTAGACCGCCCCACGTTCGTTTTGAAGTTGCGTCCCGGCGGGCACGACACCTGTACCGGTAAAGGTGACGGTACCGACGGCCTTGCTTGCCTGCAGTCGGTAGATGCCGTATTCCGAGGCGCGGCGCTCAAGGTAGTTGCCCTCAGCAGTACTCGTAAAGCACTGCCGGAGCACAAAGGCGATGTAGCCGTGAAGCCCGTGGGAAACGCCGGCGATAACTCGCGTCATGACGGAGGCGAGCGACCAGCGCATCACCTTCTTTCCTATGCGGCTCTCCGCATCTGCCTGAACTCTCCGGATGATCTCCGCGAGCGTAGGTCTTTCAAAAGACATTTTCACTCCCAAACATTCTGGAATCGCGCCTGAAGCGCCTGCGTGTCATCAGGCCGATAGCAGGTAACCCGCAGCGCGATCTGGTCAGTCCCCGAGCGCTCCGCAGAAACCTCAATGCGGGCAACTACTGCATCATCGATGAGCCATTGCAGAGACTCCTTCGCATAGGCTTCCGCGCGCCGGAGCGTCGTCGAAAAAACCTTCTGCCGCTGCAGCAGCCAGAGGCGCGAGCCGATTCGATCACCGGCCGCCTCCGCGAAAGTGTCGCCCCACCATCCCTGACGATTCGGCGCCTTCACCCCGTCGTCCGGGTTAGACTTTCGCCATGAAAACAGGCTGATCAGCACGGCCGCAGCCAGCTCATCGGCCTCGAAGTCGGATATGTCGGCCGGCTTCCCGTTCAGCATCATGTCCATTTAGCGCACCCATAGATCCTTAATCGCCTTTGCCGCTTTGGCCACTGCCCACACAGCTCCGGCGTAGGCCATGATGTATATGGGCAAGGCGACGAAAAAAGGAAGCGTTTGAGCCATACCAAGGGCCCTCACAAGGTCTAAAATAAAATCCATTGAACACCTGCGTAGAAGGTGGTCACAAAAAACCCCGCAAGGAGTCCAGCCCTGCGGGGTTTGCTTTTTGGTTCGTACGAAAGTCTCGTACGTTTAGTGCGGCCCGGAGGTCTCCGCACCGTCGCCTTGCTCGGTGTGCGTGTGCGTCTTCAGGCTGATCGGGCCCGCCTTCACATCACCAGTCGTCGTCAGATCGCCGGTGACCCTCGCGCCGGAGCCGCCGCTGATCGCCATGCCGCCTTTGCCGGTGATCAAGCCCTGGACGGTCAAAGTTCCCGTCAAGGTCGTGGCAGGCGTATCCAGCTTCACAGAAGACGCTTTCAGCGCGGCATCTCCGGCCACTTCTGCCGTCAGATTTCCGCCCACCGCAACGGAAGCATCTTTTGCGACCGTGGCCGTCAGCGCGCCGGGCGTTTCGACAACGATCCCTTCACGCGTGAAGTGCACCTTCTGCCCGAGATCGTCATAAAGAGCGACCTCGCCCGGCTTCAGGTTCTTAAGCCGGTAGCGCCTGTCAGCAACGCAGAACACGATGCCGTGAGATCGATCGCCGCCGAAAAACAACGCGAAGGCCTCCGGCAGCTCATCGTCCTTCGGCTCCGAAGTGAAGCCATAGGGCTCGACGTGCTCCAGATCATCCCGCACTTCGTCCGCGAGCAGCCGCACCTGTACCGCGCGCATTTTCTTCGTTCCGTCGGCCGCCGAAACGACGCCGCGGGCCATGATGTCGTCCAATCTTCCGCTCATAACAAAAAAGGCCGCATCTCTGCAGCCTTTCAAAAATCATTGACGTTGCCACCCGCCCATACCGTCGGGCCTGAAGGTCTCGTGCGCGCCGTCCCGGCGCTCGATCGTGATCCAGCCGTTGATGTCCTTCGTGATCGACATCACCTCTTTCGGGTCAGACGGCTCGAGCTTAAAACCTAGATCAGGCTCGCCGCCCGGGACATATTTGCATTCTTTATCCAGCATAGTTCCGGGGTACTTTTCGCAGACCAAATGCCTGCTAGGGACAACCGTCAACGCCTGGGTGCCAAGCGAGGCAACGCTCAGCGCGATGAGAAAGAAAATGCGCATAACTGCCTCCTTTCCCCAGATTATTTCACGTTCGTCCACGTCGAAGACGTTTGCTTTGTATCCGTTTTCGCGGCGTCTCGTCTATAGCCATCGGGGGGCATAAGCCCTAACTCGGCGGTCATTCCGGCCGAAGAGAGTTGGAGCTTCGTTTGAACAACCAGCATTTCTAAGCCTCCCGGAAAAAGCGTTTGATCGCGCACTATAACCTTTGTGTTCGGCCGCCACAGAGAGCCATCCGACTGTCTCCAGCCCTGCACTGTGTAGGTGACGGCGCGAAAGCGTGCGGCTTGAAAATTGGCTTCGAACTGGGCTCGATCACCGGCGGTCTTCAACGACGCCTGCCCGCTATCCTTGAGCACCTTCAGCCGGAATCGCTTCACTTCCGGGTCTACAGCAATACCCTTGTCTTCCGCAGCGGTACGCCCGAAATCTTCATCCGTACCGGCATGCTGTCCGAGCGCAACGTAGTGCGAAAACCGCGCCGACGCATCGAACCTCGCTGAAGCCTTCAGGATGTTGCCGCCGAGCTCAAGGGCGTCCGTCGCCTGTCCGGCCCCGCCAGGCTCAACCAGCACAAGATTTCCTGCCTCATCGTCGGTCAATACGAGATTGTCCTTCGTAATGAGCCGCTTGATCGATTCGAAAACCGTCTCTCCGGGATTCACCGTATGGGTCTTGACTTCGTTGCTCTCGGCCGAGATCGTGAGCGTAATGCCGTACGGCTTCGCCAGCTCTTCGATGATGCTGCCGGCCGGAAGGTTCTTCCAGGAGGTTTGAGGCTTCGCGGCCGCTGCGGGCGCGGCCTGCGCCTTGCCGCTCCTGCCCTTCACCTCGGACCACAGATTAGAACCCGCCGCCGGGGGCGCATAGGCCGCAGGCGGCGGGCAGCAGTCGACCAGATCCACCGTTCGACTCTTCCCCTGCACCTGCACGGAAACGGTCTTGCCGTCGTAGCGGATGGGCGTCGAGGTGATGTAACCCGTGCACACCAGATCTTCGCCGATATAGACCTGTACGAGCTCTCCGGTCTGAAGCGCCGTGAAGTCCGTATTGCCCGGAAAGTTCTCCGTAACTTCAAGCGCAAACGCCCGGGCGACCTGTTCGATGCTCGATGTGATGAGAACCGATTTCCAGCCGCCGTAGCGCTTGCCGCCGACACGGATTTCAACCTGATTTGAGCTCATTCGCTTGAAACCTTCATTTCTTCGGCCGGACAGAAGCCTTCGTGATCAATGCCGTTGCGCAGCGCTATCTCGCGGTCGCGATTGGCGTCGTCGTGATAGTCATAGGCGAGAACCACCGCGGGCATGATGTCCGGAGGCGTGACGGTTATCAGCCGACTCTGGGCGTTAGCGCGCTCTGTAACCGCCTCGAAAACTGCCGTGCGTGCCTTCTCAATCGCCTGATACATCTCATCGTCGGTCTCCATCAGGAGTTCCTGATCAAGAACCTCAAGAAGCTCATTTCGGACCTCAATGAGGTCGTCGTAGCTCTGAATGGGTTCCTGCTCCACAAAAGGAGAAGCCGCCGCGGTGACCATCGCCCCCGGCGCCGACGTGTCCTTTGAAGTCCCGATCAAAGCGCTGACGCCGACAACCTGCGCAAGAAGAAGCTGGCGCGTGAGGCTTTCCACCGCCGCACGGTTCGTCATGGCCGCCTTCTGCGTATCGGAGAGCGGCAGCCTATCCCGATCGGCTTCTATCTTCGCCCTCGTACCGGAGGAAAGCTTCTCATCCGAAGCCAGGTTCCTGAGCTGCTTCGCCACCCGGCTCCACGCCGTCGCCGTCGTTGCCCACTTCGACAGCCCGAGGGCCCCCGCGGGCTCCCTCGCTCACACCCTCCG